AATATAGTTTTTTACAGTAATAAAAAATATATTTTTAATAAAAATAATACACTGAATATATTATAATTCCTTAATTCTTTTGTCTCATTCTAATTAATTCTTTAGATACATTAATTTTAAGGTTGATCAATATAAGATTTTTTAATTTAATAATTAAAATAAATGGATCATTTGCAATCGATAATCTGATCAAATTTACAATTTGATCAGATTTATAAATTTTATTTGGTTTAGTATATGTTTTTTTATTAGGATTATTAATTCATCTAGAAATAGTAAAATGGCTAGTTTGGCATAGCTAAAGCTGTTTTCCTTAGCTTTTTTACTATAAAATATAGATGTATTGCAATATTTATTTTTTCCATAGAATATATTTTTAAAATTATAAATAAACTATAATTTTAAAGGAAAAAATATTCCAAAATTGATTGATCGAATTATAACTCCTGAACCTTTTTGAATAAAATTAGTTAATGTAACTGTATTTTCATGACCACATTTAATTATAAATATAAATATAAATTTACATTTACAAGTAGATATATTCATCATATTAAATTTTTCTTTTGTTGTTATTAATTTACATTCTTTATCAGAAAATAGTTTACAAATTACGAACTTTTAACAATTTGTTATTTATTAATAGTTCTTATTAGTAAATAATTATATTACTAAATAATTATTAAAATGCTTTTAAAAATTAAATATATTTTATATTTTATAAATTAAATGAAGAAAACAGTAATTTCAATAATATTATTATTAATAATATTAATATTATTATATTTTTATTATAAAATAAATATTAAAGAAAATTTTATTGATAATAAAAAAACAATTGTATTAGATCTTGATGAAACTCTTGTTCATTCTGTTGAAGATTATTCAGGTCATTATATAACATATAAAAGACCTCATGTTGATGAATTCCTTGATTATGTATCAAAATACTTTAGAGTTGTATTATTTACAGCTGGAACTCGAGAATATGCAGAACCAGTGTCTAGAAATTTAGATCCAAATAATAATATATTTTGGAAGAAATATTATAGAGATTCATGTATATTTAGTAAAAATAATTTTCTAAAGAATTTATATTTAATTCAAAATGATATGTCATCTATTTTTATTATTGATGATTCTCCTGCCAAATTTGGAATGCAACCAAATAATGGCATACCAATTAAACCTTGGTATGATGACCCAGATGATAATGAATTGATTAATCTTATTCCTTTATTAAATCAATTATTAAATGCAAATGATGTAAGGAATATTATAATACAATATAAACAAAATTTATAAATTATCTAATTCACATTTTAACATATTTTTATGTTCTTCTAATGTTATTATATCCGGTTCTCCAAATATAATATGCCATATATATTCAAATAATGTTGCTATTGTTTGACTTTTATCATCATATGGATCATTATTCATTATATAATCAAACCAATATTTATAAGCGTCAATACTATTTCTTAATATTCTCTCTCTAGATACAATAAATTGTGCACAACAATCATGGAGTAAATGTTTAGGAAAATCTCTATTTAAATATGGTTTAAATAATATATCCCATAATTTTTTTAATTCTATCATATTTTTAGTAGTATCTTCATATCTATCATCTATAAATAAATTATTTAAACTTATGTAATCATATTCTTTATATTTTGTACAGTTTTTAATATAATCTAATAAATTTGTATATGGTTCTATTTTTTGATGCCATGCAGTTTCATGACCATGTATAAATGCCATATATTTTGGAAGATTATAATAATTATCAATAATAAATTTTAAATATGCTGATGTTTCCCGTCCTTTATTAGGTACTATATGACATAAATTATTATCTTTTGTTTTACTACATACTACAACTTTATTTTCAGATTCTTGTATCCATTTTAAATCTTCATTATAATGACTACTAACAATTATAATATCATCATCCTTAGAGGAATATGTATCTATTTCAATAAAATTTTCTTTTTTATTATAAAAAATATAATATAAAATACATTGAAGTATTATTATTAATAATAATATAATAAAAATATTTAATAATATATTTGATTTTTTTATATATTTTTTCATAATTTATTTAATTAAATTATTTATTTTTAATGGTTTAATAAAATATAAAACTGTTATTAATTAATGCAAGATATATAATCTTTATCATTAATTTTTAATAATACATCAAAATAATAATTTTTTTGTTCAATATCATATTTTTTATTTTGAAAAATTAAATAATAATTGTCCATTATTATTAATATAACAAAATTTTTCATTTATATTTTTGTTTTGAAATAATATATCTTTAATAAATTCATACTAATTATAGTATAATTTTGCATAGGGTTGCAATCAATTAATTGTTTTTCTATTTTTGATAAAAGTTATAATATTTTTAAAGATATTTTAATATTTTTAAAGATATTTTAATATTTTCATTTTTATAATATAAAAATTATTTTTACTTATATAATTAAATGAAACAAGATTCAAAATTATTATCAATTATTCATAATATCATGCATATTCAACCAACTGATGCTATGGATATTATTATAATTGTTATTGATTATATTTATAATATAGAAGATTTACAAGATAATGAAAAATATAATTGTATTCAAGACATATTAAAATATTTAATAAATGACTCATGTGAATTAGATTTAAATATTAATATTAGATTACCTATAAAATGTGTATTGGAACAACATGGTTTATTAAATGGTATAATACGTTATAGAATATAATATTTTTATTTTATAAAAATATTATATTAATTAAAATGTATGCTTTATACCATACAACAGATATTGAATCATTTAAAAAAATTGTAAAATCAAATAAATTAATATCTATGGATTTAAATAATACTGATTTATCATCTACTAAAGGAGGTGGTTTTGGATCTGGTGGATGGCCAGGAATATATTTATCACTTTTATATAAAGATGAAAAGATGAAAATATTATTGCAGATGATGAAGTAAAAATAATATTTCCAATTGATATAATATTAGAACAACAGAATTGGCATTATAATTTAATTGATCATAATGGATGTATTACATATGATACTTATTATAAATATAATATAAATAATGCACCACATCCTAAAAAAATAACAAAATTTTTTAAAAAAACGAGATAATTCTTGGCCAGGAAATGAAATAGTTTTACATGATAATTTAAATTTAGATTTAGCTTGTTATATTTTATCTGATGTGGATATTTCTTCTATTACAAAAATTAAATCTATAAAAAAATATGATAATTTAAAACCATTGTATTGTTCACCAAATCAATTAAAATTATTAAATAAATCATTATTACCAGTTATAATATCTAAATCAGATGATGATTATACAGGAATTTTATATGGTTTTTATAATAAAAAAATAATTAAAAAAATGAAAAATAAAGATTATTACGATATTATAATGTCTGCTTTACCAAATGATTTAAAACAAAAATTATTACCACATATTATAAAAAATAATGAAAAGAAAAGTATTGATAATTGGTTGGTTAAAAATAATATAATAGAGAAATTTCTTAAAAATAAACTAGACAGATCAACACAAAATTTTGAATTATTTTATAAAACATTAGAATCTAAAAGATCTAAATTATAGATTATTCATCATAATTAATATACCATATATTTAGAGTTCCAACTCTTCCATAGCGCAAAGCGCGCCCAATAACTTGATTTTCTTTTGTTTTTTCCATATTATGTATAAATATAATATCGCTAATATTTTCTAAATTCATACCACATGAATAAAAGTTAGAATCTGCTAATAAAACAGAAAATTTATTTTGTTTAAATGCATTTATTATATTATCCATTTTTTCAATGTTTCCACCATCCAATTCGTGAAATGTAATATTTTTATTAAACATAAATTGTTTTAATATAGAATATATGTAATCATGATTACTAAATATCATAGTTTGAGCATTAGTATTTTTTATATAAATATCTTTAATTACATTTTTAATTTTATCACATTTTGAATAATTATAAACTTCTTCAAATTTATCATCAATATTATATATTTTTATAAAATTATCAAAATTATTTAATATATAAATAGATTCATTAAAAAGTACTTGATATTTATCGATTATATCTTTTACATTTTGAGCTCTTTCATATTCTGTATTTTTAATATATTTTTCATATAATTCTTTATATTCTTCAATTAATTTAATACAATTTTCTTTTTGTTCTATATTATGTTTTAATATGAATAAACATGCATTATATTCAGAATTTAATATTATATCTCCTCCTCTTATAAAATCCGATTGTAAAAATCTATAATCCATTGCATCTATTTGTTCATGAAATTTTTGTTGATTTATTGTTAATAATAAATCTCTATATAAATTTTTAAATGTAATTATATTTATATTTGGCTCAGGTAATATAATATTTTCATTCACAAATTCAGGATCACAATAAATATCATGTTCCTTTAATTTTATTAAATTCAAATGATAATTTCCAATATCAACAGTTTGTGTATATTTAAATAAAGATGACATAGATGCCGATATAAACCAAGTTATATTACAATTTAATTCTGTTGATAATAAATTAGATATGGTATCCGCTTCGTCAAAAATCACCCTTTCTATTTTTAAATTTAAAGAATTTATAGTTTTTGCAATAGTATCAAAATATAATGAAGTTGTTAATAAAATATCATATTTAAAAAGATTCTCAGGATTTGTATATAATGATATAATATCGGAATATTCTATAATAGAATAATAATTTATTTTATTTATATCTGGTGGTCCAAAAATAGCATATAAACTTTGTTTCCATTGAGTACAAATATTAAATGGAACAACAATTAAATTTACTTGTTTTTTATTTTTAAAAATCATCTTATTCATTATATATAAATAAGCTAACATTGCAAATGTTTTACCTGCTCCTACTTTATCGCTCATCATTGCATAAGCATCATTATATTTATCGTTAATAATTTTTAATTCTAATTGTATCATATTATAAACCATAGCACGTTGGTGATTCATTAATTTAATAAAAATTGGAACATCATTCATTGACATTTTCTTAGATGATTTTGTTATTAAATTGTAGTGTTCCATTTAATAAATAATTATTATTTCTTGTAAGTAATATAACGCAAATAATTTAAATATTATCTTGTTTTTATTAGAGAATTTTTATCAATTCTAAATTCTTCTAACATTAATTGTAAATCTTTTTGTAATGATCTTATTTTATTTTTATCTAACTCTTGGATTTTTTCAAGAGTATTTAATATTTTTATCAATTCATTTTCATCCAAATCTTCTTCTAATATTTTATCTTTATTTTTTCTATAATAATCCTTAAAAATTTTATGACCTTGTAAAAGAAGTTCTTCAAGTCCATTTGCTAATGTAGTAAGATTCCATTTATTATTTCTATATATCTCCATAATCTTTTTTTTAGAACTTTTAATTCTAACATTATGATTTTCAGGATAATCAGGATCACAATGAAGATTTTCTAATAAAGTTCTAAATTGTAAATTAATAAACATACTTCCAATAAAATCTAAAGGAAGTGCTTGCATATTTTCATACCCAAAATCTTTTAAATTAATATTTATAATATTTTGTGTATTATTATTTGTAATATTTTTATTTTTAGTATTAATATTAGATTTAGGTTGTAGTTCAATATTATTTATTTTTATTTGTTGTTCTTTAACAGTAGATATTAATAATTCTACTGTTTTTTTAAATTTACTATTTCATATATAGGTTTTTTTACATATTTTTTATGTTGACTTTTCCCAGAAGTAAAATTAAATTGTTTATTACAATATTCACAATCATATGTTTTATCATTAATTTTTCTACTAATTAATTCTTCTAATAATATAGTTCTATGTAAATCTTGTTCTATAAAAGTACATATATTTTTTCGTTGTAAATGATATTTTAAATGTGATTTACAAGAAAATTCTTAAAGACATCTTTTACACATATAAATTGATTTTTGTTTATTTAATAATAATGATTCATCTATTGTTGTCATTAATTATATTATAATTTATAATATTTATTCTTTAAATAATTTAATAAAACATTAGTAATTATTATTTTACTAATAGTTACTAATGAGATTTACTAATATATAATTTATAAATTATATATACTACTTACGATAATAAGAATATTATATATTTTAAAAATTATAATATTATATAGTTCTATATTTAATGTTTTACTAATTATTTTTAAAAGGGGGAGGAATTTTATAAAATATAAAATAATTTTAAAAGAAAGTTATTTATAAAATAATTATCAATAAATTAATTACTAATATAAGTAGTTGTAAAATGTTCATGAAAATGGTTTGTATAATAATTTATTTCATTAGTACATAAACGTACTATAGTATATCCTGAAAAATATTTATTATTTTCAATATTTCTTTTGATTTTTAATGTTATATAAATACCAATTTTTCCTATTTTTTTTTGATTTTTTAATATTATATTTAATTTTTCTTGTAATTCAATAGGAATATTTAATTTACTATAAATTTTAAGTGATCTTCTCGTATCAATATCTAATTTTTTTACTATAATCATTTTTATATCTCTTGGAATATACATATTTAATAGTTTATAAATATTTAATAAATTAAATATTATAATAAAATCTTACAAATATTTATTATTAAAAATGAATAAATATGATTTTTATGATCGTGTAGATAAATTAATGAAAATAATTGATATTAGTAAACTTGGAGAATGTAATAAATATAATAATAATATCTATAGTGAATTGTTACATTTTTTTGATATAATTATTGAATGTTCACAGAATAATATTTATAATATATCTTTACTTGATAAATTCGATGATCTTTTAAAAATTAAAACTAAAAAATAATGATTATATAATTTAATTATGGAAAATATAGAAATTTTTAATAATTATTTAACAAATAAATCATATTATCACTATAAAACTTGGTTAGAAGATATACAAGGGCAAACAGAATATCCAATTGATAATGAAATTATAGAAGAAATAAAAAAACATTGTAATAATAAAGAAATTACAATAATTTTAATAAAGAGTATTTTAAGAAAATTACATTATAACAAATATTATGAAAATATTAATTATATTTATTATAAATTAACAGGAAAAAATTTATTAGAACTTGATAAAGATACAGAAGAATATTTATTAAAAAATATAAAAGAAATTTATGAAATAAAATATAAATTTATTCGTAAAGGCATTTCTATGCAATTTTTAACTCGAAAATTATTAGAAGAAATAAATAAAGAAAAATATTATGAATATTTTCCATATGTAAATAATATAGAAAAAGTTAAATCTCAAAATTTAATATGGGAAGAAATTTCAAAACATAGAACTTTACAATATAACGGTTTTAATTTTCAATTTATGATTTTAGATAAAAATGGAAATTTATTAAATGATAATTATTTTATTTAAATTTAAATTATTTCAAATTTTTTATTTGGAAAGTTCCTAATAATCTTCACCTATCGAAAGCGATTTTCTCATTACATCAGGTGAAATAGTAGACTGCATGATGGGCCATGTATTTACTCGTGGATTTGGGGGTTCAGATCTAAGTTGTAAATTAGCATTTCTTAAAGATCCAGAAACTGTATTAATACCAATTGCCCATCCAGATGTTAAGAAGTTTTGATTAGATACATCACCTTGACCAGCAGGATTTACTTGTGCCCATTTAGAGTTAGCTGCATCTGCTGGAAGTAAATCATCAGCAGTTAATCTATCTTTAGGGAAACAATCAGCTGGTAAATTAGTATTGTAATCTACAGATCTATAAGCAGGTACTGGACTATCGTCAGCAGGTTTAACAGCATCAGTATTTTGTTTATTCATAATAACTAAAGGATTAACTTCTTGATCTGAACAAGTATCAACTCCTTGAGTACTTCCGAATTCTTGATTACTATATCCTTGAGCATCTTTGAATTCTTGATTACTATAGTCGGGTGCAGAAGGACCAGATGGCATTGGATATGCTGGTGGTTGATATTGTCTAGAATATTGAGGAGAAGTCTGCGATATTTGTTCTTGTTGTAATTGTTGATAGAATTGTTCATTATGTTGAACATTAGATTGTTTAGTATTATAATAACTAATTAAAGCAAACAGAATACACCCTGCTAGAACAATTAATATAATTTGAAAAATCTTGTTGTTATCAATATTGGTTGCCATTTATTATTATGTAATATAAAAAAATTTAAGAAAATATTTCATATATAAAAATATTTTATTTAAAAATTATTATTTTTTCATTTAATCTTAATATTTATTTTTTACTTTAATAATATAAATATCCAAATTATACAGAATATTATTAAATTTATCAACTATTTTTTGATTTTCTTTTATGAGATGTTCTATTTGTTTATTTAAAGTTTTTGCTTCTTTGATCATTTTAGATAAATTTAAAGATAAATTTACTAAATCATCAGGTATTATTTTATTATTTTTATAATTATTAATATGAAATGTTTTCATATGTTTAATTTTTTTTAGAGAATATGGATAATCTCCTTCAACAATTGGCATAATATTATTTTTATAATATTATAAAAATAATTCAAATTTTATTTTATTAAATAATATATATTTAAAATATTTCACTTATTATTTCATTAAATTTATTACAAACAGTAATAATAGTATTAATATCAGTTGATTTTTCTAATGTACATTGTAAGTCTTTAAAAATAGTAATTTTATTATCAATTTCATTTTTTTGTATTGTTAATTCTTCCAAGTAATTATTTATATATAAAATACATTCCTCTTTAATATTAGAAATATCTTCTTCATCTGGATATGGCAAGTCATTATCAGAATTATCAGATTCATTTAATTCATCATTAATTTTAATATTATTAATTTCTGAAATACTATCAATTTCACATTCAATAACAAATTTTTGTTTATAAAAACGTAAATGATTAAAAATAATATTAATATCATTTTTTTTCATAAATTTATTTTTTAATATTTTTTCATTTCCAATACATTTTAATCTAATAATATCACCATATTCTTTATCATAAAAAATAGTATTTGTATAATAATCTTCAACTAAATTAGTATTCATATTATTATTAAACCAATTTATACTTTCTTTTTTAACAATATTAATAATTTTATCATTAATATCATACATAAGATTATTAAAGTTTTTGTTTTTTATAAAAATAAAAAATTCATTTTTATTATTGATAGATTTAGTATATAATAATATAGAATTTGTAAAATTAATTTTAAGTTTTTTTTTTTTAATAGGATAATATATGGAACATGTATAACTATTATCAAATTTGTGGGGTTTTGATATAATAATATTATCAATATCAATAATGTCTTTATCTAATGATATACTCATAGTTATTAAAATAATATATATAAAATAAAAAACTTTGTACGCACCCGTGGTCACTTCGTTACGCTCGTTATACTCGCAAATAATAATAAATATATATACAATATATATTGTGAAGCTATATCAGTAGTCACATGTATGAGCAAAGTGTTTGTCTCGACAAATTCCGCTTTGCGGCCACGAGAATTTATAAAATATTTTTATATAAAATTTATATTCCTTTAAAAATAAAAAGGGAAAACCGTATGTTTACCACGCAAGATTTAACGAGTTTATTAATATTAATATATACTATTATAAATATAATAATGAATAAATTACCAGTAATTAATAATATAAAAAGTTGTGGTAATAATAAAGATAATGGAATTATTAAATTAGTAACAAATAGAGTATTAGATTTAATAATGATAGAAATAAATAAAGATGATATGAGAGATAATATAAAAAATAAAATTATTCATCCATTATTATATATGATATATAATCAGTTATATCCATATATATACTGTTTTATTATTATAATTTTTTTAATGTTTATAATTTTAATAGTAATATTAGTTTTCTTTATATTATATCTAAAAAAATAAAAATTGAAATTAATTTAAAAACATTTAACATTAATATAAAAAAATGGATTTAGAATATATTAAAAAAGTTCAAGAATGGGTCGAAATTGATAATAAAATATTAAAATCTAAAGAAGAAAATAATGAAATTATTAATAAAAAAAAAATATTAGAAGAATCTATTATACAATATGTAGAAGAAAATAATTTAGATAATTTCTCTTTAAATATATCAGATGGAAGTATTAAATTTTCAAAAAAAACTCAAACTCAACCATTAAGTATTAAAATTGTTAAACAACAATTAGAAGATTATTCCAAACAAAAAAATATTAGTTTAAATATTGATGAGATTTGCAATCATATTTTATCAAATCTTGAAAAAAAAAATCAAATATATATGAAAAGAAATATTAAATAAAATTTTTATGAATTATGTTTTGATAATAATAAAATAAATTCTATATATCTTTACAATTATTATCTGAATATTTTTATAATTCTTCATGATTTCCATTAAATATATTATTTCATTAAATTCATCATAAAGTATATCGACTGTATATGTATCTACATAATTATCATTAGATAGTTTAACTAAATAAGAAAAATTTTTATAATAATAATAATTTTTTTAAATATATTTTGAAAATATTTTATAACTTATTTATTTTCTTTAGTAGGATTATTAAAATTATATCTAATTTCAATATATACATGTAATTTTTTTAATAATGTATAATAATATAATCTATGAATATCATATTCATTATCACCTTTTTCTATGAAAACATATATTTTTATTTTATATTAATATTCTTCATTATATATTATATTCTTCATTATATAATTTTTTATAACTAATAACAATTACATTGAGACAAAAGAATTAAGGATTTAGACTATATTCAGTCTATTATGGTAATTAATAATA